TCTATTGAGAAGATTACAAATAGGAAAATAAAATATGCACAAGATACAAAGCACAATCGAATTATCAAAGCTTAACAAGATATACCACGTAAGCGATATTCACATTAGAAACTTCAAAAGACACGACGAATACAATAGAGTCTTCGAAAGATTATACAGCTACATAAGAGATACTTACACTGACGATAGTCTAATAGTATTGACAGGAGACATCGTACATTCAAAGACCGACGTTACTCCTGAATTGGTCGAAATGGTACATACTTTCTTAAGAAATCTGTGTTCTATAGGTAAAGTACTAATGATTCCTGGTAATCACGATGCTAACTTAAATAACGCACACAGAATGGACGCACTGACTCCAATCGTTAATGCGTTGAACGAACCAAATCTGTTGTACGTTAAAGATACTTGCCATTTTAAGATCGCAAATAGGACTTTTGTTCATTGGTCTGTATTCGATAAAGAGGACAAGTACGTTAAGGCAGAAAAGATCAAAGGCGACTACAAGATCGCTTTATTCCACGGTCCTGTTACCGGCGTACAGATAAGAGAGAACGCTCAATTGTTAGATCAAAACTTAAATATTTCCGATTTTGAAGGCTTCGATATAGGATTGTTGGGAGATATTCATACGCGTCAATTTTTGGACGGAGAAAATACCATTGGATATCCAGGATCTTTAATTCAACAGAATCATGGAGAAACCATCGGTAAAGGTATATACGTTTGGAACTTAGAAAATAAGAAAGCAGAGTACGTAGAGATAGAAAATGATACAGCGTTCTACACAATCAACGTAGACACTGGAGTCTACGATCCAATTCCCTCTTACCTTCCTCAGAATTTGTATTTGAGAGTTAGATACAAAAATACTACTCAGTCCGTAATTAAAGATATCGTTTCTATTGTAAAACAAACAAGAAATGTAGTAGAAAGTTCGATACAAAAAGTTAACGATTTTTCTAACACTGAAACAGGAGAAAAAAGACTACATAACATCGACGTAAGAGACGTAACTTATCAAAATACTATATTGACTAGTTTCTTAGAGACGACTTTTGGCGAAGATATAGAGTCAATTAACAGAGTATTGGAGATAAATACCAATCTTAATAAGTTATTGTCCAAGTCCGAAGTACCAAGAAATTCTATGTGGATTCCTAAAAAGTTTGAGTTCGATAACATGTTCTCTTACGGTAAAGGCAACGTAATAGATTTCTCAAGTATGGAAGGAACTTACGGTATATTCGCTCCAAACGCAAGCGGAAAGTCAACTTTATTGGACTCTATTACGTATTGTATTTTTGATAAATGTTCTAAGACTGCTAAAGCAGGGCAAGTAATGAACAACCAATCTTCTAACTTTCATTGCAAATTAACTTTTGAATTACACGGTAAAGAATACACAATTGAGCGTAAAGGTATCAAGCAAAAGCAAGGTAACGTTAAAGTTAATGTAGACTTCTATTACATGGACGGTGAAGACAAAATATCGTTGAATGGTAAAGATCGAAGCGATACTAACGCTAAGATTAGAGAAGTTATGGGCAATTACGAAGACTTTGTATTGACTGCTTTATCAGTTCAGAATAATAATACTGGATTCATTGACATGTCTCAAAGCGATCGTAAGGATTTGCTTTCTCAGTTCTTGGACATCAACGTATTCGAAGACTTGTACAACTTGGCCAACAACGAAATGAGAGACATATTAGTATTATTGAGAGAACATCAGAAAGAAGACTATCACCAATTACTAAGAAAAGCTGAGTTCGACATTGATACTTTCGATATCGCATTAGAAGAAGCCAAAGAGCAAAAGACCGATATAGAAACTAAAAGAGCTCTGATCAATAGTCAAATATTAAATAAGACTGCTCAATTAATTCCAGTTGATAAAGACATAGTTGACATCGATGGACTTGAAGAGCAAAAGACCGCAGTAGAAACCGGCATCTCAAAGGTAATTAGTTTTATAGACATAAATTTAAAAGCTTTAGAAAGTATAGACGGTAAAATAGTCGAACTTAACTCACAAACTATCTTCAATAAATTAATCAAAGACATCAATTTAGAAGATTATAGTCACAAATTAAGATCGCACCAACTTGATACCGAAGCTTTACAGCAAGAGAAATTAAAATTAAGCCACGCTAAAGCAAACTTAAAGAATAGCCAAAAGAAGATGGAGAAATTGGCCGAACTTAAGTACGATCCAAACTGTAAATTCTGTATGGACAACGTATTTGTAAAAGACGCCATAGAAACAAAGAACACCATAGATTCTGAAGAGCAAGCGGTGTCGAATATAGAAGAAGTTATAGAGACTCTTGAAAAAAGGATCAAACATTGGTCTTCTGCTATCGAAACAAAGGACGCAAAAGATAAGTACGATAAGAGTTTACAAGATCTTGAAGCTCAAAAGAACAGATTAAACGCGGACGAAAACAAGTTAAATAAAAAGTTAAACGACGCCAAAGCTTTATTGACCAGCATAGAATCAAAGATCGAGGCTCATAATCAACAACAACAGGCAATAGAGACCAATAGTGATTTAAACTTAGAAATAGGCGAGCTAAATAAGGATCTAAAAGCTGTTGAGAGAGAACTAAACACAAAGAACGAAGAGATAGTCGAAATTTCTGCCAACAAGAAATTGGAAGAGAGCAATAAAGTAAAGTATCAAAAGTCGATAGAGAAGTTGAAAGACCTAGAAGTCAAGTCAAAGGATTATCAACAGTACTTAGCCGCAACTCACAGAGACGGTATACCTCACATGTTAATTGCTAGTATTATACCTTCTGTAGAAGAGGAAATCAATAATATCCTTGCACAAATAGTGGATTTCTCGATAGTTTTACAAGCCGAAGACAAGTCAATAAACGCTTACATCGCCTATTCAGAAGAGGATTATTGGCCTTTGGAGTTGACCTCTGGAATGGAGAAGTTCGTAGCTAGTTTGGCCATTAGAACGTCTTTAATTAACGTGTCCTCTTTACCAAAGCCTAATTTCTTGGCTATCGACGAAGGCTTTGGAGCGCTAGATTCTAGCAATTTAAACTCTATGGTGATGCTATTCGACTACTTGAAGACACAGTTTAAGTTCATTATGATCATATCCCATATAGATTCCATGAGAGACATTGTAGACTCTCACATAGAAATTAATAAGACAAACGGCAAATCTAAAATAGCGCATCCGTAGTGATATTTATTAAGAAACTTAAATGGATTTTAACGTGATCAAGACAGTAATCGCAATATACCCAGGAAGATTCCAGCCTTTTGGTAAACACCACGCTGATTCTTTTAAATGGCTAGAATCAAAGTTCGGTGCAGCGGATACTTTCATAGCAACTACAGACAAAGTGGAACCTCCAAAGAGTCCATTGAACTTTAAAGAGAAAAAAGCCATCATATCCAAGTACGGATTCGGCAATCAAGTAGTTCAAGTTAAAAATCCTTACAAAGCCGAAGAGATCACATCAAAATACGATCCTAAGACTACCGCTGTTGTATTCATGGTAGGACAAAAGGACATGCAAGAGGATCCAAGATTCAAAATTGGCAAAAAGAAAGACGGTACTGATTCTTATTTTAGAAAGTACGAAAAGGACGGAGTGATGAAGCCTTATACTTCTCATGGCTATTTAATAGTAGCTCCTCATGCTTCTCATGAAATTCCTGGTATTGGAGAAATGAGCGGTACAAACATTAGAAAAGCTCTATCTACTCCTACCACCGCGTCTCAATATAAGAAAAACTTCGAAGGAGTATTTGGATGGTGGGACGAAAAGCTTGCCATGTTAATGAAGCAGAAGTTCTCGTCTCAGCCACTTAAAGAAGTGTCTGTATTGAGTACTCTTTTTAAGAAGCTATTAATGGAAGGAGGAGCTGGAGGACACATGGCTCATCCGTTTGACTTGGACAAAGTGAAGACAGGTAAAGATTTAATAGCAGTGTTCGAACAAACAGCAAAATACTTACAAAAGAATCCAGCTCCAGTAAAAATAGACGGAGTAAACGCTTCTATAAGATTGGGCAATATAAATGGCAAGAGAGAATTCGTAATCGATAGAGGTTCTGGAAAGGAACTAGACATCAAAGGAGTTACCAAAGCCGATTTGCCTGCAAGATTTGACACGCCTGGTCACGGTATGATTAAAGTTGGAGGAAAAGTTCTAGACATATTCAACGAAGCTTTGCCTTCAATTAAGGACGAGTTGAACAAATTGGGTATGATCAAGAATCCTAATATTCTTTTTAATATAGAGTACGTAGAGGGCAAAACAAACGTACAGGACTACGGTAAAAACTTCTTGGCAATACACAATTTACTTGAGATAACACAAAATCCGGGCAAAAAATCTAGATCAACTCACGAAATTCCTTACTCAAAAGAAGTACTTGAGTCACTTATACAAAAATTACAGCCTTTTGCGAAGAAGCAAGGATTCGAAGTACTATCTTCAATCCCAGCAAAAGTTACAAAAACTCCAAACTTCGGTTCGGCTTTGTCAAAGAGCTATCCAATAGTATTGGCAAAGGGCAAAAAAGAAACAAAGAGCCTAAAAGACTGGTTGAATCAAGCCAAGAATACGAAGGGTATGAAACTTAAATTGAAAGACGGTAAAGTTGTTGACGCTTTGAGCAAATTAGTTTTCTTGGAAGTCAAGAAAGGCACTCCAGTTACAGAATTGGTTGCCGATCCTAAGGACGCTAAGATCGCCATGGACTCCTTTGCTATATACGAAGGTACCATGGAACTTGGAGACGTATTATTAAAATCAATGACAAGTCCATTGGGCCCAGTCGATCAACAAGAAGGTATAGTTGTAAGAGATCCAGCAATATCGAACGAGCCATTCAAAATTACAGGATCATTTATCGTTAGAGGCTTACAAACAACGTTTACAAAATAATGACTACACAAGAACGCATAGACCTAATAGAGGACTTTATAGACTTTGCTAGCTATCACTTAAAGATAGAGGAACTTCCAAAGATGACATTCATTGGAGACAAGAGTTGGGTATTAGCCAGACACAGTTTTGGTGAGTATACCAACGAAACCAACTCTATAGTAATGTATATAGCTAACAGAAATTTAGCTGACGTCCTAAGAACTCTGGGTCACGAATTAACGCATCACAGACAGAACGAACTTGGATTATTGTATTCCCAATCTGGTGAGACAGGATCTCCAATAGAAGACGAAGCCAACGTTGTAGCCGGTATTCTAATGAGAGAGTTCGGCAAGAAACACGAATTAATATACGAAGGTGTTAAGCTAAATGTATTGAAGCAACTTATAAAATAAAGAGTATGAAAGAAAATGTTTTGAAGAAAGAGTTCTCCAAAAAAGACGTCCAAAGAATGCGAAATATCATTACCAAAAGGACTGGAGATAAAACTCAAGTGTTAGCGGGATGGGAAAAGAAAGATCAAGAGCACGTAGAAGGGGACGTATGGGAAGAGCATGGGCGCAAATGGACGATCTTAAATGGTATAAAGCAAACTGTTACTAAGTTGGACGATTTGAAGAAGCTGGTAGTGATGCCACTGTGTTGTCCTAAGTGTAACAAGCCAATGAGATTGGACGACCTAAACAAGAAAATGTACGGAATTCACAAGATATGTTTCGAGTGCGTAATAGACATGGAGGCCGAAATCAAAAAGCAAGGCAAGTGGGAAGAGTATGTTAGTCAACAACAGAACGCAAACAAGAACGCTCAATTGGACGATTTGGAAAAGAGAGTGGAAGCTTGGTTGAACCAACGAGATTCTTTCGTATCAGAATCTGGAGAGGTAGAAAGCTGGTCTGAGGGTGATAAGTCTAAAATGTACGAAGAGGTAAAACAGTGGATATCGCAACAAAAGGAAGTTAAACTATAACATATTTATAAATAAATCTCGAGAGATGCCTGCAAAATCAAAAGCACAACAAAGACTAATGGGAATGGTACACGCCGCACAAAAAGGTGAAAAACCAGCTAGTCCTAAGGTAGCAAAATTAGCCAAATCAATGACTAAAAAATCAGCAACAGACTTCGCTTCTACAAAGCACAAAGGTCTTCCAAACAAAAAGAAAAAGCCAAAGTACGAAAATAATATCGGAGAAATCCACGCAGTATTACACCCACACGAAGGTTGTAGCGTTGCAGGTATGGTTAAAGAAATCGATCCATTGAAAGGATTGGCTCCTCATTCTATTATGGCCGAGGAAGTACACAGTTTACACCCAAGTAGAGAGCATGCTATCAAAGAGGCTCATAAATTACATCAAGTACACTTAAAGAAGCTTGAAGAGATAGAAAAGAAAAAAGATCACGTAGCTAAAAAGATCACACAAACTATCGACGCTTTAGAAAAGAAGAGAAAGGGACACGTTGATCTAGCTAAAGAAGATCCTAAGAATGCAAGATCTCACAAAGAGCACATCGCTCATTTGGCTCATCAGATAGACGATTTGATGGATAAATTAGAAAAGGTAGAAAGATCTAAGAAACACAAGAAAGAAGACAAAAAGAAATAATGATAAAGCTTTCATCTCTTATTAACGAAGAATTCGAACAAGAAGGAAAAAATCCTTGTTGGAGAGGTTATCATGTTGATCCTAAGAACAAAACAAAGCCAAAAAACGGCAAAAAAGTTCCTAACTGTGTGCCAATAAACGAGCACGAAGAGATAGATCATTTCTGTCCTCAGTGTTTGGCAGAGTACATCGAATCTCATGCAGACTCTTTACACGAAGCCAAATATCACGGTAGAACTGTAACTTTGGGAAAACCTTTCTTAACTCCTGATGGACCAAAGAAAAGATCGGTATACGTTAAGAATGCAAAAGGTAACGTAGTCAAAGTTAATTTCGGTCAAAAAGGTGTAGCGATCAAAAAGCATTTACCAGGTCACAGAAAATCATATAGAGCAAGACATCACTGCGAAAATCCAGGACCTCGTTGGAAAGCAAATTATTGGTCTTGTAGAGCTTGGTAAAACTAAACATCATGATAAAGTTAGCAAATATATTAAAGGAAATCTCAGAAGTAGAAAGAACTAAAGCAGGAAGAAAGGTCAATAAAGCATATTTGACCAAGAATAAATCTGCAATGAAGAAAGAGATTGATAGAGTCGCTAAATTAAAGAATAACGATCCTTCAGCGTATAGAAAATGGGATGCAGATTACGCAGATAAAAATAAGACAAAATCTTATAAGACAAAAAAATCTACTGCGACATCTGCTTATCACAAAAGATTCGGAGAGGGTATAAATGAGAGTAACGAGGACACCGCTTTAGCAAATAAGGCCAAAGCAACGGGAATATCCAAATCGGTATTAAAAGGTGTGTACGATAAAGGTTTAGCTGCATGGAAAACTGGTCACAGACCTGGAGTTAGCCAACATCAATGGGCTATGGCAAGAGTAAATTCTTTTGTGACCGGAAAAGGTGGAGCTAGAAAAGCCGATAAAGGTCTTTGGAAGAAAGCGTCTAAGTCAAAACACAAAAAATAGGCAATATTTATACCAATATAAACAATATGAAAACTAGTACTAAATTAAAATTAGCTCTTCTTAAAGAATTTGGACATCCTCAAGGACCAATAGAAAAAAACTTCGACGAAGAAGGCGAAAACGACGTTAGATTTGCAAACGAAAAACATCGTCCTCATAGAGAAGAAGAGGAATACGGAATGTGCCAAGAGTGTGGAGTTCCTGCAATGTACGAAGGTATGTGTCAAGAGTGCGGATATATGGAAGAAGGACATCATTTAGAAGAAGAGAAGCACGAAGTATTCATGGCTCAAAAGAATCTTGAAACTATTATCAGATCTGCTACAGAATTATTACATAAATTAGGTGAAGAAGAAAGAGAAGTACCAGCTTGGATAGCGGATCATATTACAAAATCAGAAACTTACATCGAACAAGCAAACGACGGCTTCTATTTTGAAGACGAAGAAGGCGGCGAAGAAGACACAGTATACACTTCAGAAGAAGAACCAGAGCACAACGACGACATGACTTTAGCTAAGTTAATGGAAGTTGCAAAGGCTAAAGTGAAACCATCTAAAGGATTAACAAAGAAACAAAAGAGCAGCGTTGAAAAGAAAGCTCATAAAGGTAAAAATGTTGGTCACGGTGGATTCAATAAGTTAGCTAAAAAAGCTGCCAAAGAATACGGATCTAAAGAAGCTGGTAAAAGAGTAGCCGCAGCAGCAATGTGGAAAGGCATTCATCGCAAATAAAATAAACACAAATGGACTTAACAAAACTAAAAGGACACGTTCCTGATAGCGTTATAGCACAACTTCCTGATACCATGGCTAAGTTTGAGATCAATACTCCATTGAGATTGGCTCATTTCTTGGCGCAAGCAGGACACGAATCAGGTAATTTTAGATTGGTTAAAGAGAACTTGAATTATAGCGCAAAAGGATTAAACGGCATCTTCAAAAAATATTTTCCAACTCTAGAATCGGCTTTACCTTATGAAAGAAAACCAGAAAAAATTGCAAATAAAGTATACGCTAATAGAATGGGTAACGGTGATGAAGCATCAGGTGATGGAGCTAAGCACTGTGGTCGTGGCTTTATTCAGTTAACCGGTAAGACCAATTACCAAGCGTTCTTTAAAGCGATAGGACTTCCTGTAGATTCAGATCCTAACTTAGTTGCAACTCAATATCCTTTATTGTCTGCAGCTTGGTTTTGGAATAAAAACGGATTGAACAAAATATCCGATCAAGGATCTTCAGACGCAGTAGTTACACAAAATACAAAAAAAGTAAACGGTGGAACTATAGGATTGGACGACAGAATCAAACATTTCAAAGAGTTTTTCGCTATATTGGCTTAACCTATGATGATAGACAACAACAACATACTAAAGATATTATTGGAAGCAGACGCTGATCCAAACGATCCTCTAAAGCAACCAAACGAAAAACCTACAAAACCTCATGGATTCGAAGAAGATCCAATGGGCTTTATCATACGCAAATATCACGGTCTTGCAAGAATCCTTGCAGAACTAATGAGTTCGGACTTCAAACAATATTTGACTGCTATATTCGTTGTTGCACCAAAGCCAACTACTTTTAAAATCGTTTTACACAACGGTCAATTTTTCTTTATTACTTATATGGGTAAAGGCTTTTACGAAGCTAATATTGCTGGTAAAAGATACTACATGAACAACATTGGTACTAAAGAAAGAGCGATGCAAGCGATTGCGAGATTGCTTAAGTTCGGCAATCCATTAAAAACAAAAGGTCCTGAAGGCGCAGAGCAAGGTACTAGAGAGGACGATGGTACAGGTAATTCTCCAAACAGCGGATTTGCTAACGGAGGTGGAGGTGGATACGCTCAAACCGGAGGTGAAGAAGGAGGCGAAGAAGGTGGAGAGGAAACCGGCGGTGAAGAGGGCGGTGGAGAAGAAGCATTAAAGGAAGTTACGCTAGTAAAGAATTTGTTAAAATTCAAAAATATAGGCCAAAATTTCATAAACGCATTGATAAAAGAAGTGTATTTACCTTCTAAATCAAAAATAAAAGTTATGAAAAATCAGCCATTACAAGAGGCAAAAGTACCAGATCTAAGATCTGCAATGAACGCAGCGATGCAAGCTGCAGGATTAAACGGAAAGCCTAAATCCGGTCCTCCTCAGTTAAGATACCAATTGGGAACAGATCCAATAAAATCTATTGCTAAGATCGCAGACAAATTAATCGGAAAAGGTAATTACACTGTTAAAGACGTACCAATGGGTACAGCAGATTCCGCTTCAGGAAGCTATCCAACTATCAAATTAACAGTGACTAAACCTACTCAGAACTACAAAAAGGGTGAGTTCGTATTGATCGTTAATCAGACAGGTCAAGAAAAAAAGAGCGTAACTGCTAAAGCGTTAACTCCAGTAAATTTGGGTATTGCAGGAGAATATAAAGACTTAAATAGCTTGGTAAGAGCATCAACAAATGCTGTTAGCAAAGATAAAGCTTTGGGTCCAATTCTTAAAGGCCTTATATCCGATACCGCTAACAACACCCCAGTTGCAAAATCTGGATTGTCTAAATTGAAAAGTGGTAAAACAAACGTTATATTATCAAAAAATACTACGGCTCTATTAAATAAGATATCTAAAGAGGACAAGAATACAATCGGTAAAGACTTTGGAGAAGTATTAGGTGCAATATTCTTGGGCAAAATGGTAGGAATTAAAAAAGGTCTAGTTTTCCCTAAAGGAAACGAACCTCTTGTTGACTTTTACATCGATGGATACAAAATATCCTCTAAATACGAGAAAGGTGCTAGCGCATCTTTAACAGATTTGCTTAAGGCTATTAAAGTAGATCAAATCAAAGGAGACAAAAATCAATATGCTTTATACAAAGCGTTACTACCAATGATTAACGAGACTAGTCCTAACGCATTCTTAAAAATTGCATCGTCTTTTTCTAAAGATATGCCAGCTATAAACACGTTGTCAAGCGCTATAGGCATAGATTCAAAGCAATTAACAGACGAGGTAATAAACAATTACTTGATTAATCTATTCAACAAGACTAACGCTAAAAGCGAAAAGCAAAAAGACGCAGTATTCTTCAAAAAGTTTGGTCCGTTATTCGCCCAAATGAAAAGAAGTCCTGGAAAAGGCGGAGCTACTCCTCACGTTGAGTGGGACACTATCAAAAAGAAAGGTGGCAAATACTACGGAGCCATTACCTCTCCTTTGTCTTACTACGTAGCAGACCAAATGAACACAAAGCCTAAATTTGTTCAAGCTTTAAAAGAAATCATTTCAAAGACCGAAGTTAAACAAATGTACTTAACTTTCGATTTGAAAGAAGGTGGTATGGGCTTCGATATCAGATCATTTAATGATCCAAACGCTACATTCAAATTCGATATTCCTAGTTTAAGTACTCTAAATCCAACTAGTAGCAAGTTAGGATTCACATTAACAAAATAGTTTACTACACATAAAAGATAAATTGCGCCCGGTCACAAGACCGGGTTATATTTGTCTAAAATAGCATCTGCATATTTATAATAAACAATTTTTTATGAAAAAAACCATAATTACCGTGATCGTGGCGGCAACTGCTACATTTTTGGTATTTAACTTTTTTGGATCTGGTAAACGCTTTAACACTAAGGCTTACGAAAACAAAATCGATTCTTTAGCTTCAGAAATAAAAGGCATTGAAAAGCAAAACGACAGTCTAGAATCAACAATTACTGTAGTTGAGAACCAAAATTTAGTATTGAGTAACAACGCAAATTTTTTGACTGCAAAGATTCAAAACTTAAAAGCAGATAATTCAAAATTAGAAGCCGCGAAAGCTTACCATCCTCATCAAGTGGACAGTTTCTTCGTTGATCGCTACAAAGAGCAATACAAAACTCCAACAAAAGACACAATTCAATTACCTATTCCAGTTGCTAAAGCTGCAGTGGTTGATTTGATTGATTTCGATAGAACTAAAACAATTGTATTGAATCAAGATAGTCTAATAACTAATTTACAAACTACTGTTGGTAACAAAGACAAGATCATTGTAACATTAAGAACAAAGGAAGACAACTATCAATCTATTATATCTAAACAAGTTCAACAACAAGAGAATTATAAAATTATTGTTGATGGATTAAAGACAGATTTGAAGAAGCAAGACTTTAAAATGAAGATGAATAAGGTTGAAAAATTCGTTATGGGAGCTGCCATCATTGGTCTTGCCGTAACACACAAATAATATGGCCGCAGAAGGTATAAACATACAGGAAAAAATTAAAGAGGAATACATAAAGTGTGCTTCCGATCCTGTGTATTTCATGAAGAAATACTACATGATCCAACACCCTCAAAGAGGTCGACAAATGTTCGATCTCTATCCTTTTCAAGAAAAGGTTTTAAAACTATTCCAAAAACACTCTGACTCGGTTATCAACAAATCAAGACAGTTGGGTATCTCTACGTTAGTATCCGCTTACTCTTTGTGGTTGATGATGTTCCAACGAGACAAGAACGTACTTGTAATCGCAACAAAGCAGGACACTGCAAAGAACATGGTTACTAAAGTACGATTCGCTTACGATAACTTGCCCGATTGGATGAGAAAAATCGCTAAGTCAGTATCCAATAACCAACTTAGTCTTAGATTGAGCAACGGTTCTCAAATTAAAGCTGTATCGGCAGCAGGTGACGCAGGTCGTTCTGAAGCCGTGACTCTGTTAGTAATAGATGAGGCCGCGTTCATTGATAATATCGAAACAATTTACACAGCTGCTAAGATGACCTTGGCGACAGGGGGAGGTTGTATAGCGTTATCCACTCCAAACGGTGTTGGTAACTGGTTTCATAGCACTTATACAAAAGCACAAAAGCAAGAGAACGGTTTTTTACCCATATCTTTACCTTGGACAGTTCACCCTGAAAGAGATATCGAATGGAGAAAGCAACAGGACATAGATCTTGGTGTGAGAATGGCCGCTCAAGAGTGCGATTGCGACTTTGCTACCTCAGGTAATACCGTAATTGAACCCGACATTTTAAACTGGTATCAAGAAAACTGCATCAAAGAGCCTCTTAATAGAGAGGGACTCGATAGAGCTCTATGGGTGTGGGAATATCCCGATCCGATGAGATACTATATGGTGGTTGCCGACGTTGCCAGAGGAGACGGGATGGACTATTCCACTTATCATGTGATTGACGTGGATACATTGACCCAAGTTGCAGAGTACAAGGCTCAAATAGACACAAGATTCTTTGCAAACGAACTAGTTTCTATAGCCACCAAGTACAATAGAGCACTTTTGGTGATAGAAAATGCCAATATTGGTTGGGACGTAATCCAATCCGTGTTGGAAACTGGATACAATAACATGCACTACAGTCACAGAGCTGATAATAGTGCTGATTTCCAGACTTATTTGACAGTTCATAATGGTAACAATACCCTGGTTCCTGGCTTCACCATGGCGACCAAAATAAGATTGAACGTTATTGAAAAGATGCGTGATTTCGTAGAAAACAAGCAAGTAACTTTCAGATCTATAAGACTATTGGACGAGTTGAGAGTATTTATATGGAAGAACGGTAAGCAACAGGCCATGCAGGGATACAACGATGACTTGGTAATGGCTTTCGCTATCGCAATGTTCTTAAGAGAAACTTCGGTAAGATACAAAAAAGCTGCAGATAGCCTAACGGTATCTGTTATGAACAATATAGGTAAGAGCTCTGCGGAGCAAGGATTCTACAATTCTAACGTGTCTAACGCTCAAAATCCATGGCAGATGAACATATCAGCACCTGGAGGAGATTATTCACAAGATTTAACCTGGTTATTAGGATAGATTAAAAAAATATTATGGCAGAAGTACAAAAAGACAATCTATTCGCATCGCTTAGGAGACTATTCTCCACCGATGTGATTATTAGAAACACAGGAACCAAAGGAGGCGGTATTACCGTAATGGATACTGATAATATCCAAGCGAACGGTGTTATCCAAACTAACTCTTTAATCGATAGATTCCACAAAGTATACACTACGTCTACTGCTTACGGCGTTAATCTAAACTTGGCGCAGAACTATCAATCCGCTCGTGTACAAATATACGCGGATTACGATGCCATGGACACAGACGCTATTATTTCATCTGCTTTGGATATTATTGCAGACGAATGTACGCTAAAAGACGAATACGGAACTCTATTACACATCACTTCGGCTGACGAAAACATACAAAACTTACTTGAGCAATTATTCTACTCAGTATTAAACATAGAATTCAATCTTTGGGGTTGGGTTAGAAACATGTGTAAGTACGGTGACTTCTATTTAAAGATGGAAATCTCTGAGAACTTCGGTATTTACAACGTTGTTCCGTTCTCGGCTTACAATATCGTTAGGCAGGAAGGTTTTAATCCTCACAATCCAAACGAGGTAAGATTCAAATTCGATCCTAACGCAGCTTTAGGTGCAACCACTGGTTACACTTCGGCTTACAACAATCAAGATCCAGGAATTTGGTTCGATAACTACGAAATGGCTCACTTTAGATTTACCGGAGACGTAAACTACTTACCTTATGGAAAGTCTTACTTAGAAAACGCAAGAAAGCTATTCAAACAATACACTTTGATCGAGGACGCAATGCTTATCCACAGAATCGTAAGGGCTCCGGACAAAAGAGCGTACTACGTTAACGTTGGTGCTATTCCTCCTGCTGAAGTTGAGAACTACGTTCAAAGAATGATGAACAAAATGAAGAAGACTCCATTAGTGGACCCTTCTACAGGTCAATACAACATGATGTACAACGTACAAAACATGTTAGAAGACTACTTTATTCCATTCAGAGGTAACGGAGACACTACAAGAATCGATACAATCCCTGGTTTGACTTACAACGGTATCGAAGACGTACAATACTTCAGAGAAAAAGTATTTGCTGCGTTAAAGATTCCTAAAGCGTTCATGGGATACGAAAAGGACTTAACCGGTAAAGCAACTTTAGCGGCTGAAGATATTCGTTTTGCTAGAACGATCGAAAGAATCCAAAGAATTATAGTATCTGAGCTTAAGAAGATCGCATTAGTTCACTTGTACGCTAACGGCTACGAAGACGAATCAATGGCGAACTTCCAATTGAGCTTGACTGGACCTTCTATCATATACGAACAAGAAAGATTGTCTATGTTGAAGGAGAAAGTCGACTTAATTAACCAAGCTTCTGAAGCTGCGAGCTTACCAAGAGACTATATCTGGAAGAACGTATTCCATATCTCTGAAGATGAGTTTGGTGAAATGGAAGACATGATCATCGAGGACCAAAAACGCAAGTTTAGATACAAACAAATTCAAGAGGAAGGAAACGACCCTGTTGAAACAGGCCAAGCGTTCGGTACGCCTCACCAATTGGCTAGTTTGTATGGTGGTAAACAAGATGGTAGCCTAGACGTACCTTCAGGATACGACGAATTGGATCCAAACAGACCAACAAAAGTTCCTGGAAGACCTCAGAAGTACAAATCTACTTACGCTACTGACGATTCTCCATTTGGCCGCGACAGATTGGGATCTTACGATCTTAAAGCAAACGCAGAGACCGGAGAAGACAGTTTCAAACCTAAATTTAAGGGCGGACCATTGAATATGGAAGGCACGGCTCATACCAAAGCTTTGTTCAACCAATACAAAGGAGCTTTAAAGAAAATGTTCCCTGACAGAAAGGTAAATTTATTCGAATCCACTACACTGGACGAAAGTAACATTATAGAAGACTCAGAAAAATAATAACATATTTATTGGTAGCCGATTTACAAACACTATGGCAGTAAAACATTCTAAATATCGCAACACTGGAATTCTTTTTGAATTACTTGTTAGACAAACTACAGCTGATCTTTTGGAGAACAAGGATTCCAAAGCGGTAAAAATATTGAAAAAGTACTTTACCAATACTGACCTTGGTAAAGAGTACAACTTGTATAATACATTAGTTACTAGCAAGAAATTAACAGAATCAAAGGCAGAAGTACTTATTTCTACTGTAGTGGATCAATACAAAAAGATCGATTTTGAAACTACGAACAGATTGAAGTACAACTTAATTAAAGAGATCAAAAGACATTACAAGTTGGAAGAATTCTTTAAGGCTAAAGTGGATAATTACAAATCTTACGCTTCAATATACACAATATTCGAATCTCAATACTCAAAGCAATCTGATACAAAACAGCTTGTTGCTAACAAAATTACATTGTTAGAGAAAATCAGCAGAGAGGATATTAAAAACAAAAAAGTTCCTGCTTCTCTAGTGGAAGAGTTGATGAAAGAGGACAAAGAGATTAGATTGATGACTTACAAAATATTAGTAGAGAAATTCAACGACAAGTACGGAACTCTTTCAACAAAGCAAAAGGGATTATTAAAAGAATACATCTCAAGCATTTCAGATACCACTACATTAAAAGAATCTTTGAACAAAAGATTGTCTTCTATTAAGAAAGAGTTGATCTCTTTATCCAAATCGGTAGAAAGCCCGGTAATTTCCATTAAATTGAACGAAGTAATTAAGCTAATATCTCCAATCAAAGAAAACATTGGAGTTAAAGACGAAACAATCACTAGCATTTTACAGTATTACGATTTAATAGACGAATTAAAATCAGTTAAGTAATGAAGAAAGCATGGTCACTTCAATTCATGACGCAAAAGATGCTATCGGAAGATCAACACCCAGACGTTGTATTTTCTATTAGCAACGAAGGCTTAGCTACTTTATTGAACAACGATTACAAGAAGAAATTTAGACCTATAGACGGTTCAGGATCAGGTTACTACGTAATGAAGAACGCCGATTTCGATGCTTTCGTAGACCAAGCGTCTCAATACATTCGCAAACCTATGGACTACATAGAGATTAAGAACGAAATGAGACCCAATATTACTTTGGGATACGAACCACAACCAGGATCGTTAAAAGAAGACGGCGGTGGTACAGCAACTGGAACTGGCGCTAGCTTTTCTGCCGGTACTGGCGAGCAATACGCTCCAGGTTTGGACGTTCCAAAGAAAAAATACGCAGGTCCTTACGCTAAAAAAGCAAAGAAAGAGTCAAAAGACTACTCTCAAAGATATCAAGGTACACAAACTACGGTTCAAGAAAAGAAAACAAAAGCTCCAAAGGACGTTGAGCCTAAATTGGTAGCCGGTAAAGCTAAGAATTACGTTAAAGACAAATGGGGTTGGACTGCAGCGCCTAAAATACCTAACAGACCAACTAAGGGAGGCTTTATATACAAAGAATTATTCGAAAACTACAATAGATTCAAAAAAGAAACTAAAACTAGGGACGAAAATCAACAATACAACGAGGCTATTAAGCTAGTAAGAAAGAAATTAGACGAGGCGAACAAGATATTGGACTACTCGACTAGATTAAAGGAAGAATTTCCAAACGGACCTTACTACGAAGCTAAGTCTCACACAAAAAAGTCAATAGACAAACTAAAAACAAAGGTTGCCGAAGCTTATAAAAAAATCAAAAATCTAGGTTAAAAAAATGGCAAAACCAAAAGTTGCAGGAAGTAGCGAAAAGTCTACGTTCGGAAAAAGAAAAGCAGGTCAAGAAGGTGGAAAAAAAAGTTATAACAAACACAGTCCTAAACCCAAAGCATACAGAGGTCAAGGAAGATAGTTAAATATTTATTAGCATGACAACAGTAGATTTATACAAACAATTAAAGGAAGGTAAGATCACAGAATCTAAATTCTTGTACGAAGTACGTAGAGATAACAACCTGCCTTTTATCACAAACTTAACGTCTTTCAAAGATGCTGAGCAGATTCTTAAGAACAAGAATATTATTCAGGAATGGGCAAAAGACGACAAAGAAGTGATCGCAATCATTGACAAGTTGAATCCATACAGATTTAAAAGAGCGATGTACGCTGAATTGGGTAAATTAGACAACGTTGATGAACCTACTTACATCAAAGTTAGAGAGAAAGTTGCTAGAAAGATGGCAGCGGATCCAATGGCTTATAGAGAAGAGGAATTCATGAACTCTAAAGACATCGAAAAGAAAGATGCTAAGCTTCAAATGGAGCCAGTGAGCAAAGGATTAAAACACGAAGGTCAGCCAATGACAAAAATCAAAGGCCAAGAGACTTTAAGAGCTCAACACGCACCAAAGACAGAAAATAAGAAAGGTAAGCCAAAAGGCGTTAAAGAATTGACTTACAAAGCTAAAAAGGCAAAAGGTATTACGGAAATAATGCCAGAAACCAAAAAAGAGAAGATCGTAGAAAGCTTATTTAGCAATCTATTTAAAAAAAAAGTTAAGTTAACAGAGGATACTCATCATAGATTCGGTATCGGACAGTCAGTTCCATTACCTGAGAAAGATAGAAAGGCGTTTGGCTGCGAATCTGGAACTGTAAAAGATATTAAAGGCGGTACTTTATACTTAGAGTTAGAAGTAACTGACGAACAAGGACAACCTTTGGAGATCTCAAGACAAGTAAACGTAATAGAACACGAGTTGGGAGGAAAACCAGAGATGCCAAAAGAAAAAATCATCGAGCCAGTGATCAATAATCAAGGCCATGCTTTAAAAACGGGTCAAGAAGTAACCGACGAGAGAGGAAACAAAGTTAGAATCGACGGCTTTAAGAAAGACAGATACGGTAAGATCGAAGCTTTAA